CAGATTGCGGCCCAGCTGGAACTCGGCAAAAAAGCGCAGCCGGTAGAACGCGCGGCTGCTGGTGATCGAGACCGTTTCGCCGCCGTCGTAAACGATGGCGCTGTAGTTGGAATCGGGTTTGAAACCCACCAGCGCACGCCAAAGTTCGGCGCGCAGGTCGTGCAACAGATCCAGCGCTTTTGTGGCGTCCGTGGCATCGAGTGCCAGGATGATTTCGAAGCGGTCGCGGATCGGTTGGCTGGCGGTGTTCTGGGCAGTGCTGGTGCTGGCCAGGTCGGCCAGGGGCGCCACGTAGGCACATGGGGTTTGCAGCGGGTTGCTGACTTGCAATGTGGCCAGGTCGTAACCCGCTGCGATTCGATTGCCCAGGGTCGGGCACTGGTCGCGCAGTTGCGTGATCAGGGGGGTCATTTTCATGATGAAAGTACCGAGTAGGAGCTGTCGCTAGAACCAGCGTCCGATCGCGAGACAGTCAAAGGAGACCATCGAAACATCGGCCTCCGTGAACTGCCCGAGGCTGAAGACGCAGACGCTGGCGTAGGTGTTGGATCTGTAATAGGCGCCCACGGATGTCACTTGCTTCGCCACACCCAATACGCCCCCCAGATTGCCGGTCACAAAACCCGGTGCCACGAATGCCATTGGATACGTCCAGTTGAATCCTATGTTGGACGTGTTGTTGAACGCGACTGCCCCCTTGTTGAAGAGCGTGCAAATCAACGTACCGTCGGCAAACTTGACGTATTCCCCGTTGGCGTTGGAGCCACGCTCAATGACAGCGCCTGTGGCAACACCCGCGACCTGACTGACCGTTCCCACCAGCGAGGCGACGGCCGCGCTCCCCAGGCCAAGGCCTGACCTGGCGGCCGCCTGTGTTGTCCCGCCCGTGCCACCTCGCGCAATCGGTACGACCGCGTCGGCGGCGACGGCCCCCAGCCCAAGCGCCGCTCGCGCAGAAGCAGGGTCGGTGGCGCCGGTTCCACCCCGGACAATCGGGACGATCGCATCAGTGGCGACGGCGCCCAGTCCCAGTCCCTGGCGAGCGGCAATGACATCGCTCGCGCCAGTTCCGCCGTTTCGCACAGGCAGGACATCAAAACCACTCGCCGCCCCCAGCGCCGCCAGCTTGGGACCGTATTGAACGTTCAGATTGTTGAATGCATCGGCCAGCGCCTTGGGATAACCCTGCACCGGCATGATCGAATAAGCTGCACCATTGACGGTAGCGCCCTGATAAGCCGGTGTGATCGACAACATCGACGGACCCGCGATATTGCTCACTTCATATTGCCGGCCGTCCGGTCCGACGAAGGCATCGCCTATCCGGGCATTGCTCACGAAATCAACATTGACACCGATGACCGCTGGCGAGTTGTTCGTGACATTGACCGTGCCTGCTCTTAGCCATGGCATCGCATCGTCCTTGTTTTCTGAATAAAAAAAACCGCCGCTGAGGGCGGGAAATCACAGGCTGCGCAGACTCATGCCGGTGCACCGACCGCCTGTTCCGGCACTGCTGAAATCTCCGGAAGGGCCGGCGGTGCAGGCCATTCCGGCGACACTGGCCAACCGGCCTGACGGGGTACATTGCCGAGATTGAACTTGTAGGTTTTCCAGGCTTTGAGTCCCTCCACCAACGTTCGTTGTTCCGCCTCGTCCTGAGGCGTTGCGGCGCCGGCATCGATGCCATAACCCAAGGTTTCGACCCGATCCTGGATACGCGAAATCTGGGTAGCGGCAGCTTCGTTCCGGCGAGTAAGCAGCGCTTGCGCTTCGTTCAGTCTCGCAACAGCAGCAGCGGCCTCTTTCATGTCACGGGTGATCAGTTGCGACCAGTCGATATTCATGCGCCTGCCTCCGGTTGCGACAACGGCTGTGGCAATGCCACTTCTCCATCCGGAACCCCGACAAGGTCCTCGGGGTACGCTTGTGAAGGGCTGTAGTGGGCAGGAATCGGCAGCAACAGACGAAGCGTCAGCTCGCCTTGCTCACGAGCCACATCCCCGACAAACCACTCGGATTGAATTGCTCCTTCCGGAAGCGTATCGCCGTCCTCCAGACGGGAGAAATCAAACACTTCACCGTTGACCGTGAGCTGATCTCCAAGCTTGCGCAGCACCAGAGCGTCTTCTCTGCGCTGCGGCGACAAAATAATCTTCATTAGTACCACCGCCCGATTGCGATCAGGTTGATTTGAGCAGCCACGGCTGCGTTGGAAATTGCCATTGCGCGCCATGCGCCCCAACTGTTAAGCGTCGGGGGATTGAAAGCGCTGGCAAGGACACAATCCGAGTTGACACCTCGCGTCGCGCCCGCAGCCACCATTGGCACCGATGCATAGGCTGAGGGAAATGCACCCGGTCCATAGGCATCACTGCCAAACAGCGCGCCCGCCGCATAGGTGCCCGTAGAGTTCGTAGTGATCGCCTTCCAGCAGATCAAGGTGCCGTCGGCATACTTGGTGTATTCACCATTGGCATTGGCGCCACGCTCGATGATCGCCCCCGTAGGAGCACCCGCACCGGTGACGGCCCCGACAATGTTGTTCTGCCGGTAGACCATGCGCCACGGGCCAAACCCCCCCGTGCCATATTGGTCACGGTCCCAGGTACGCAGGGTGCCGCCGGAGGCGATCCCGTTTACTTCGTGCCAGGTTTGATGAACGGGTTGGCCAACGATTTTGATAGTGTCCAACAAGCCGTAAGTGGCGCTTGGGGGCTTGACCCCGCCGCTGGTGTTGATAACGAAACAGCGCCCCGCGGGTACCGCTGCCACATCATCGATATTCCCGTTGTACACCGGTGCGTCACCGCCAACGCCGAATGCGCCGACTTGCATGGCTCGGCCTGGGGTTGCATCGCTTGGACTGTTTTGCAGGTTCGCTGACGCGGCACTGCCGAGCTCCAGAGCAGCCCGTGCAGCAGCGGGTGTCACGCTGCCGGTGCCACCTTTTTCAACAGGCAGTACGTCGTAGTTGCCTGTAGTACCGAGCGCCAGCGCGGCCCTGACTTCGGCAGGCGTCGTGCCACCGGTTCCGCCTTTTGACACAGGCAAAATCTCATAATTTGCAGTACTGCCCAGTGCCGCCAGTTTTGCACCGTAAGTGTTGACCAGTGCTCGCAGCGCATCGGCCGACTCTTTGACATAGCCCTGTAAGGGGGCCAACGCATAAGTGCCCGCTCCGTTGGTTGCCCCCTGATAATTCGGCGCAATTGACAACGCCGAATCACTAGCGATGTTGGTGACTTCGTACCAACTGCCATCTGGGCCTCTGAATGCGTCCCCGACACGGCCACTGGCGATAAACGATGTGCCGGAACCTATAACAGAGTTTGAATTATTTGTGACACTTACCGTTCCGACCTTGCTCCACGACATGGCGCACCTCGAACATTAATTAATTGTAGTACCTGGAAAGCGGAAACTTGCAAACCGGAACACCAAAGCAAGTCCCATTCGTACCCTGATAGTACCAATAGCCACCACCGGATCGCTGAGCCGTAATTTCCAGAGTGAGAGCATTATTATTCAGCAAACTAACCCCGACATAGCCAGCACCATCGGCAAACCAGTTCAAGCCACGATCGATGCTGGATACACAAACAAAATCATCGGCATCGATTATCAGATTGCTTTTATATGTATCAACCTGATTGCCAACGACCAGCGTCCAGTTCTTTGCAAACTTTGTGTATCTGACAACTTTGTCATCGGAAGAGAACACCACTTGTCCCTGTGCGTCATAGATATTCATGCCATAGGGCTGACGACTGGGTTGATCCGAATATTTACAGACCACATATTCGATAAGGTAATTTTGCAGTGTGTTGCCTACCCGCACCGCCGACGTGATCAGGAATCCCGTCCAGTTCCCGGGGCCGCCCAGCATGGTGATGAAAAGACCGAGCGATACATGCACTCCGCTGACGTGCCTTAGAAAAACCTGCGGGGCTTCCTGCGTATAGACGGGTTTCGCAAAGGTGACAGAGCCGTAACCCTCTTTGTCGGAGTATCTGGATTGAATCCTGAAACTTCCGCGTTCGGAGAACACCATCACTTTATACGAGCTGGAAATCACGACAGACCCGTACATATTATTTACTGAAAGTCCGTAATCTGCCATCACAACACCTTCACAACTTCGACAACACACTCGACAGTGTGTGAAACCCACTCATCGACATAGTTATCATGATAACCCGTGGGTCGGCGTCTGTTTACATAGGTAAAAATACCTATCAGGCTGCCGCCCAAGTCCTTGTAAGTTGGAACATAACCCCACAGATCCGGATAACCGGTCTGATTGTATCCGGCATACTTCCTGGGAGTTATTATCACAAAACAGGTAGAGGGGTTATAACCAGGGACATCCATCAAAATATAATCAGATCGGATGCCTGAACCACCTGTACGGCTCTCGGGCAAGACCATCTGAGCCAGTTTCTGAATAGTAAAATCCTCGACGCCCAGGGTTTGCACACCATTGGCGTCGAACACCGTCATTCCAAAGCTCATTCACTCAGATCTCCCAGTTGCACACGCTTGACGTCATTGGCGTCAAATACACGTAGTGATCTGTTGGTCATGACCACTCGGCCCTGGCCGGCCACGCTGCTGTTTATTTCGAAGCTACCGGCCCTGGTCAGTCTCCATCCGGATCTGCCCGCCACAAAGTTTTCCGACTGTAGGTTTTCGCCAATTTTCAGCATGTTGATTGAGCCATTCTGAATAAAGGCGTCATTGATGAACGTTTGGCCACCAGTCACGGTAAACGGCGAAACGGGCGTCCCATTGGCCAGGTTCAACAACATGAACGTGTCCGCACGAACCACAAACTGTGACGAGACACCGGATGGATCGACCTGAAGTCCGAGACCAAAGGACGCTGCGTACTTCTGTCCACCTGCGGTGGTGTCCATCTTCACCGACCACATCGTCGACAACTTGCCGTTGGTATCGGCCAGGGCTGTGGATGTTTGCCGAACGGCCGCGCTGTTGTCACCGACGGACGCGCTCAACTGCTCGATTTTCGTCGCAGTCGCAGAATTGGTCGTCGTGACGACTTTCTCCAGCGAATTGATATTCGCGGTGTTGTCACCCGTGCTGACTTCCAGTGTTGAAAGACGTTGGGCCGTTGCCTCGTTCTGGGTCGAGCGCACAAGACTTTCCGTAGCGATCGCGGACGTACTCGTCCAGCCCTTGAGGGCATCCGCCAGCTCACCTTCACCGTTGTCGTCGCGGGAAGCAGCTCGCAGTGCCTGGAATGCGGCAGCCTGGGCGGTCACTGCTCCGCCGATCTTGCTGATGTCGGCCGTGTTGGTCCCGACTTGTTGAACCAGACCATTGGCGCTCTCGACCGACTGCCCGACGTCCGTCCAATAAGTCGCGTTCGGCGGTGGCAGATTGACCGGTACCGGGCCCTTGGCCTGATACAGGCGATCGCCCTGACGCACGATCGCGTATTTGGCGTAGGTACGGGCCGCGTCATAACCTTCTTCCAGCGAGTCGATCTGATTCTGCAATCCCGGAATTTTCTCGATTTCGGTCAGCAGGTCTTTACCCAACTCGGTTTGCGAAACCTTTCCGGCGAGCATTTGAAGAATCGGCCCCGCCTCGGAACTGGCCTGCCCGAGTACCCCGTCTCCGACGGGATACCACGGACCTATATTGCCCGTGCGATCAACCAGCCGCGCCCAGAAGAAGAACGTCGCACCGGCCAACAGGCTCTGCATCGTGTAATCACTTTGCGGATAAGCCAGGTCGGCCAGTTTGGTGGCCGTTTCCAGATTTGGCGTCGGCCCGTACCAGATCTCAGTACGTTGAGTGTCTTCGGCCCCGGCAGGAAACTCCCATTTCAGGCCGATACCGAACAACAGGCTCTCGGCCTTGAGCATGGTCACCGAAGGCGGCGGCGTGGTTTTACCGGAGAGTTGCGTTTCCACCGAGGTTGCAAACACCGAACCGATGTCCAGCGCATTGATGGCCCGCACCTTGGCCACATACCGCCCGGCATAGATGCCGCGCACTTCCATCGAAGTCCCACCGGTACGGCCGGCGAAAACCCATTCACTGTCGTTCTTGCGCCAGTGGACTTCATAGGCGATGGCATTGGCCGGACGCGTCCATTCAATGGTCATGACGCCAACCGCGCTGCCCTGATCAATGAAGTGGTTGTTACTCACGGTGACCGAATCCGGCGGCGCCTGGACGCCTGGCGGGATGACAGTGATCGGCGGCCGCTCGATACGGGAGCCGTTGTCGATGGCGCCGAATTTGCTCGGCACATGTTTGACGGCACTGATGCTGTACTTGATTTCGTTATCAGTGAAATCTTCGGCAATCGACATGACGCGAAATTGTTGCGTGGCCAGGTTGGGCGAATCGATGGCCCACATCGACTGGGCCGGTGGCAGCTCACTCAGTGGCTGCGCCAGCAGCACACGTTGAACGTCCGCGCTGATGTCTACCGACTTGATCGAACGGGATACCGCTTTGCCGGTTGGCATGACCAGCGTGATGGTGTCGCCCGCCGTGCCGGTGACCTGTGCGTCAAGGGTCAGCGTATCAAGCGTCGCATCACGCAGGCGTCCTCCGATTCGTCGCCCGGCGCGGTCATTGTCGGCCACCCGGATAATCTGCCCCGGGCGCGCCAGCGTGCCGTCAAGTCCCACCGCGAAGGTGACGCTTTCGGTTTCCAGGCGATTGGTCAGCAGTGCCCACTTACCGATTCGCTGTGCCTGCGCCTGAGAGGTACAGCCGGTGGCGCTGATTTCTGTCTGCTGCACACCGTAACGGGCGATGCCGTCCGGGTCGTCGACATACTCGACCTTCTGCCGGTAGAAGTCCGCAGGGTCGTTCCAGCTGACCAGCGCCACACTGAACCGGGTCTTTTTCGCCGACCCGCCGTAGATGAATTTGCCGTCGATGACGTTGCCATTGGAGTAGGTGTAGACCGGATCCTCCGGCATATCGGCTACCGCCATGACAGAACCTGCGCCCCAATACGACATGCCGCGGAACGTGGTGGCCAGGTCTTGCAGGACCTTCAACGCATCGGCACGCGCCGAAAGGTACAAGTTGCAGGTAAAGCGCGGCTCGGTGCCACCCTTGCCATCAGGCACGGGCTGATCGCAGTACTGACCAATGCGATACAGCTCCCATTTATCGACCTGGCCGGCATTGAGCAAATGCCCCAGGCCATAGCGCGGATGCAGCAAAAGATCGTAGTAAATCCACGCCGGGTTGTCGGTCCATGCCGATTTGAACGTACCGTCCCAGACACCCGAGTAGACGCGGCTCTGCGGATCGTAGTTGCTCGGTACGCGAATGATCCGCCCCACCAGCTCAAAGGAGCGGGACGGGATCGACTGGAACTGCGAGGCGTCGAATTGCAGGCCTATGATGGCCGAACCGGGATACCGCAACTTGGCATCTATCACCTCGGTGCTCGACTCGACACTGGTGGTGTCGGCAATGGCACCGCTGGTGGAATTGGGGGTCAAACGACGCACCCGCACGGTCCAGCCGCTTTTGGCGACCGGCAGATCGATGCGGTGCGAACGCTCGTACTTACTGCTGGTCTTGCCGCTGAAAGCAGACGCCAGCACCTCGACGAAAGCACCGCCATCGGTAGAAAGGTCAATGGCGTACTTGACCGTGTAGCCGTTGGTGTCGCCATTGCTGGTATTGGTCTGCGCCAGTCGCGAAACCGCCAGGCGAATACGCACGGCTGACAGTTGCAGGTTGGTGAAGGCCTTGGTCCAGGGTTGATCGCTGCGCAATTCGACAGCCGCAGCCGTTTCATTTTCCACCGCCGGGAAGCCCGGAATGTGTGCCTGGTCCTGGCTGCCGGTGCGAACGTCGAGGGTCACGCCATTGAAATTCAGGGTGCCGTTGTCGTTGGCCAGCGGGGTTTCATCGAGAAACACCGAGCGCATATGGTTTTTCAGCCCGACAATCTCGCCTTCGCTGACGAGATCGAGGATACGAGCGTAGGCCGTGCTTTGCAGGCTGTCTGGCGCCTCCACGGAGGGGCGCGGCTTGGCGGCGCCGCCTTTGCTGCCAGCGAGAATGAGGTCAGTCATGGCTTTCCTTCAGGCGAAATAAAACCCGCACCGGGCGGGTTGTTTGGAGGTCAGGGAAACGCCGGACGCTAGAGTTGGTCCTGAGCGTAAATCCCGGCACTGATGACGGAACTGCCGACAATCATCTGACCGTAAAGAAGGCCCACGGGATTTCCCTGGGCGGTGGTGTTGACCGGACCGTTGAAGCTGTAGCTGGCTCGGTTGGCAGGGCTGTCCTGAGTGCTCAACCCCTTGGCCTGGGGAGACAGCATTTGCATGACACCGCCCAAGGCCATCGAGACACCCGCAGCCCCCACCGCTCCCCAACCGCCACCTACCGCGGTCCCCGCGAAACCGCCGCCGAAGATAGTCGCGGCAGCGATCAGCACGACACCGATAATGGTTTGCAGCGATCCTGCACGCTTGCTGCCAATGACAACGGGCGCAATTCTGATATCCGATGCTCCACTCGGAGCCTTGAGCCGGTCATGACCGATGTTGTCGTCTCCCAGAAAGATCGAGTAGGTCAGCCCTCGATCCCTGGATTCCATCAAAAAACGCTCAAAGCCGGGAATCAGAATACAAAGGGCATGAATGGCCTCGGCTGCATTGCTGACGGCCAATCGGTGTACACGGCCGAAACTGGCCCCCAGGGTGCCGTATAGGCGAATGGTTCTGAGTTTCTGCTGATTCATTGCTCGGCTCCAGGAGAGGATCTCCAGTGTGATTTCAATTTTTTGAGCTCAGGAATTGTCGGTGCCTGTCAGACTCTTCGACCGATGCCGCCAGCAACTCACCGTCACCTCTGCCCAATACCCGCCGTAGGTGTCGCGACGGCTGTCGCGTCCGTACAAGTGATGCAGGATCGAACCCGGCGCCGGAAAGTGATCGGGCTCGCTCTTGAGCACGCCATCTTCCAGATAAATGGCGGCATGGTTGGGCACTGGCGAGCGAATCTGCATCAGTACGACATCGCCCTGTTGCAGCCGGCTGACCTGTTCGAAACCGGCGGCGGGAAGATTGTCGAGATAGAGATTCCCGCCCTTGTTCCACCAACCGTCTTCGCGCTGATAGTTGCCCAGTTCGATGCCCATTTCCCGACGGTAGTAATCGAGGATGACGCTCAGGCAATCATGCACACCATGGACAAAATCCCGCCCGATCAAGGGCGCCTGATAACCCATGGGTGCGATGCTGACCAGTTCGCCTTTGCCAACTGTCCCGTCATCACCTTTGCGTACTTCCAGAATGTGCCAGGGCAATCCGGAGGCTTCACAGGCGACCCGGTCCGCCTCGCTGGCCGTCGCCGGATAATCCGGATGACTGTGCACGACTGCCAGGATCTCGCCGCATTCTTCGGCCGCCGCATAATCTTGCGGCGCCAGACGAAAATGCTCGCTTGGGGTGGTTGCGGTATTACGGCACGGTACATATCGCTGTTTGCGCCCCTCACGGATCAACAGCCCGCAACATTCGTCGGGGTATTGAGCGATGGCGTGCAGTTCGATGGCGGCCAGGATTGCCTTGTTCATGATCAGCCCCGAACCAGGCCGGCAGCTGGAAACGAACCGTAGGGCAGAGGATTGTTCTCGCCAAAACGCAGCTTGCAGCTGCTCAAACGCCCACCGCATTTGTCCTTGACAGCATCAGTGACTATCACGTCATTGGCATCTGCCACCGGGCCACCGTTATAACCGCAGTAGGGGCCACGGTAACCACCGCAACTGAGCCACCAGCAAACGTTGGCGACAATCTGCCGACGTGGTAATTGCACGCCGTTGAAATCCAGTGCGCTGGCCAGTTCGAACTTCACTACTTCGCTGTCTTCACTGACCTTGCGCTCGATGTACCAGAGGTCGGGTGGCAGCTCTTCTTCCGGATCGGCTTCCGGCTGGCCATCAAGGTATTTACCCAAGGTGCGATGACGGATCAACCGCGCCCCGACCATATCCTGGAAATACAGCACCAGAGCAGTAATAAAACCGCCAACGTTGCCCACCGACAATGTCGGCGTCGGTTGCGTACCCTGTCCGGTCATTTCGAAACCCTCGGCCAGGATCGGCCAGGGTGAATACTCAAGGCCTTGCCAGAAAATCGAGGTTTGCTGGGGATAGCCGTGAAAACGATACAACTCGGCGCCGAGGCTGGTGGCATCGAGTTCGAACAATTCGACCCAGGCGCCGGGCTCCAGCGCCTGGATATCTGCAGTAATGGACATGTGAATCTCCGGGCAAACAGAACCCCGCTTGAAGCGGGGTTGTGGTCATGGCATTCAGCGCCGTCAGCGTCTTATGGATGAAAGGCCTGCTCGAAGGTCGCCGCGAGACTGTATAAGCCAGCCCCCAGCGGGCTCGGCTGATAACCCTTGCAACGGTAGAGAGCAGGTTCGCTCAAGGGCGCCGTCCAATAAAACGGCATAGCGCCAGCGTGGCGATCGAGAAACTGCACGATGTTTTTGATCCGTGTCTCATCCCCGACAAACGTCAACGGCCAGGACTGGGATCTGTTGTTGATGCCGTCCTGCGCCATCTGCTGATAACCGTCGCCGAACTTTGCGGACTTGAGACGAAACTCGACGTTGCCGACGGGTTCGACTTTCGGAGTCCAGGTGAATGTTTCTGTTGTCATGTTTCCTCCGGGCGTGAGCCGTTGCGGCCACTGATACTCAGCGGCCGTTGATGGCAGACCAGATCTGGCCGCCCGGTTTCAGGTCACGGGAGATCTGCTCGGCAGCGCCCTGCTTGGCGGCGCTGGCGTAAGCCTTGGCGACGGTCTGCGAGTTCATATCCCCGCTCGCCGCTGCACCCGAGCTGTCGCCCACATTGATGGTTTGCTGAATCACGACCTGCTGGCTGCTGCCACCCAGGCCAGCGCCCTGCACCTGCACCTGCACGCCGAGGGAGCCATCGGAACCGCGACTCAGCGGCATGATGGCTTCCGGTCCGGCTTCGCCGAACATTGCCATCGGAGCCAGGGTCGGCCCGGTGGCGATGCCATTGGTGAAGGCCCCGCCCTTGGCGTGGAAGGAAACGTTCGACACGTCGAGTTGCGGGACGTAAGTCGTACTCATACCATCCAGATTGAATGTTTGCGGAGTCGGTGTAGTCGTACTGCCGAATATCGACGATGCCGCCGAACCCACCAGGCCGAACAGTGAACTCAAACCGCTGGAAACAGCCGTCTGCGCGGCCAGTTTGGCCATATCGCCGAGTACCGATTTGGCAAAGTCGGAAAACGAAAACTTCCCCGTCATCGCGAACGTGCTCACGGCGTCGCCCATGGTGTTGAAGGCCTTGGTGAAGACCTCCCTGGACTTGCCGGCCACATTGCCGCTCGTTGTGAGGTAATCATCCCAGGCCGCGGTGGCCCCGTTGATCCAGTTACCCTGGGCCTCGGTCATCGCCTCATAGTTGCTTTGAACTTGCAGGGTCAATTGATCGTGGTTGGCTTTCAACGCATCGAGATTGGCTGCGTAATCGGCCTCTTCCCGAGGGTCACCCCCTCCTGCCAAAGGCGTGTCCAGCTTCTTGCGCGCCGCAGCATAGTTTTGGTCGATATCGCTCAGCGCCTGCGCCCGCGCACTTTCGCGGGTCCCCATTCCGACTTGCGCGGCAGCAAGAGCACCATTACGTCGCAACTTGTCGAAATCGTCTGAATAATTGATTTGCTTCCGGGCTTCTTCCTGAACATCGACATAGGTCGCGATGTTTGCCTGGGTGATCGAGCTGGCAGACGCATTCAGCGTCACGCCGATTTTTTTTGCCGCGTCCTCGATCTGCTTTTGCATCTGGCGCAGCTTTTGTTCCGTGATACGTGACGCCTGGGTCCAGGCTTGCTCAAGGCCGTCGAGGTTAGGCGTCAACCCTGCTGAAGAAGTAACTGCCATGTGCTTTTCTCCGGGTTAAGAAAAGACCCGCCGAAACGGGTCATGTAAATGAACGCCTACCGCCACTGCTCAAGGGCACGCTCGAGAGAAAGCCCCTGGCGATGCTCATGAGGCATGAAATCCAGCAGCTCCGCCATCCCGCCGCCCAGCCGGTGGATTTGCAGCGCGACCAGCGCGCTTCCCGCCTCCATCCGCCTGCCGGTGTGGAGCGAGCCATATCGATCGATATAGCGGCCCCACGCCAGGGCTTCGTGGTAGGTCATGCGTTCCTTGGCTTCGGCAATCGTCCGGCCGCCGACTCCGTTCAGCACCAGTTCGTGCCAGAACTCATCGGCGGCCGTCAGTTTTTTGCTGCAGCACCGCCGGTACCATTGACCTCATTGACGGCGTTGAGCATCAGGAACCCCAACGATGGCTCAAGGTTGTAGGCATCGTCGTAGCCGAGCGCTTCCGTCCCGTCGTCGCCGAGTGACACGCAAGCGGCGAGATAGCTCGCATTGCGGCTTTGTTCGGTTTCATCTTGAGCGAACAACCGCTCGATGACCCCGAACGACTGACGGCGGATATGCAATGTGAAGGAGTCGGTCACTTCCTGGCCCGACTCGGCATCCAGATGCTTCCAGCTCACTTCTTTCTTGACGGGCTGGCCATCGACAATGCCGCCCCTGGCTTTCAACTGTTTGAGGTTCATGACGGGCCTCAGGCTTTCTTGATCCAGGCGGAACCGCCGGTGCGCTGGATGGTGACGGTTGTGGTCACTACGGCATTCAAGGCGAAATTGAACGGGAAGTCCGAGACGTAACCATCAAAGGTGAACCAGGTACGAGTGGTCGGCAACTCAAAGGCATTGCCTTGAGTATTGACGGTTGGCAGAACGCCTTTGCCATCCGACCAACCCACCACCCATTTGATGCTGGTGTCGCCATTGGCTTCGGAGAGTTGATGCAAACGGATGTGACTGGCATTGGTCGGATCGGCATTGAGACCCAGGCTGGCCGTGCCAGGTGTACGAAGACCTTTCTTGTAGGTGCGTTCCTGGGCATCGAGCGTGGTGTCTTCGATCTGCTCGGCAGGTGCACCGCCCGGATCGAAAGAAGTGGCGTGTTCAACTTCCAGCACGGTGTAAGGACCGGAACCGGTGGTCGGCGGCACGAGGGCAAAAATTTGAGTACCTTGGGTAAGGATCGACATCTGGCGTTCTCCAGCGAACATAAAAAAACCCGCGGATGCGGGGTTGTGGGTGTTGCTTGGTTGAGTACTTCTGGAAGAGCTCGCCGATGCGCTCAAGGCGCCGGCGTACCATCCAGGTAAGGTGGGGCATTCGGATCCGGCTCGCGGCTTTTGATCAGGTCGACCAGCGCCTGATTGCTCTGAGCCAACAATCTGATGGAAGCGTTCATGGCCGTCTGGCTATCGGTCTGAACCTGCAGAGCGGCAATAAGCCTGTTCAGCGCCGCCAGGTCTTCGTCATTCATGGTCTGTGACTCTCTTGGCAATGATCATTGTTCGGATGAGGGGTCGCGCGGAGGTACTTCGCAGACGCCGATGCGCTTGGCGGCCCAGCGTTCGTACAGACCGATGGCCACGTCGGCGCCGGCCATGGCCGTCAGGCAACCGATCGCGCACGCGGCCCAGATGGACATACCGGCGGCATACAGCAGCATGATCGCCGACACCCCGCAGATAACGCAGGCCCCGGAACGCAACGCCAGACGCCTGATCAGCGCCCAGCCACGCGCGCCCTCCTTGTCGGCACGCCACATTTCGCCGGATACGCCGCCCACCAGGGCGAGCAGGATGACCAGCCAGATCGGCATGTCCGCCAACGCTTGTTGCTCGTTTGTCATGTCACGCCTCCTGTGGGTGATTGATGAGTGATATTTGTTGGGTTCAATCTTTTTCTCTTGAGGCAGGCATTCCAAAAAGCCCGGCAATCAGCCGGGCTTTTCAGTAATGCGCTCCTTCGCCTTCCTTCTGTCCATTGTTCAAAGAAGGAAGCTGACTTTTCGGCGCTACTGGCGCGGTACGAGTCCATTCAAATTGTTTTTC